CGTTTGTTGTAAGTGGGGCACCAAATATGATGTCGAGTTTGTCAATCGACTTTATCGGATGGCAAAGAAACATACCCCAGATAATTTTGAGTTTCACTTCTATTGCTATACAGACAACAGTGAAGGTTTTGAAACCGAGATTAAAGTAATAGACTTCCCAGACATTCCCGACATACATCCGAAATACTGGTTTGGATCTGAAGATTTTAAATACGGCATGGCACGTTGTTGGGACAGACCAAAGACGTTCATCTTCAATACACACAACTTCGCAGACGATAAACCAACTGGAAGATTTGTCTTTTTCGACCTTGATGTTATCATTCAAAATGATTTGTCGCCAATCATCACTTATGACCTAGAGAACCCTACTAAGTTACGTTCGTGGTGGCAAGACCCTAGACCCATGAAGTCTCGTAACTTTAAGTTGTCACATGGTGCATATACGAACGGCAGTTGCATGGTGTGGTCAGATGACCAGACAGAATGTATTTGGCATGATGTCCTAGAACACCAAGAACGTATTTGGTTTACATTCACGGACGGAACAGACAACTATCATAGTTGGCGATGGGGTGACTTTAGTAACACTCCTTTGTGGAAACATTTCCCAAGCACATTTGCATATTCATATAACAGAGGCAGAGATTGGGCACAGTGCGATTTGCAAGTAGGCATATATAGAAAAGACTGCATATTATGTGTCTTCAATGTGGACTTACTTCCGTTTCAGGACAATAAACGTGGCAAAGTGAAGCAGGAATCCTTAGTTGATCCCGATTTGTTAGAGCATTGGAATGTTTGATGATTAATATTTACACGGTGAAGTGGGGAACAAAATATAGTTCTGATCATGTCAATAAAATACTTGAGCAATGCAAAAAGCACATCACTACTGAGTTTAATTTTTATTGCCTGACTGAACAAACGATTGGGTTACACTCCGACGTTATTGTAATTCCTTTTCCAGAGGGTAACTATTATGAAAAGTGGTGGAACAAATTATACTTGTTTGAGAAACAAGTTGTTACGCAACAAGGAGAGAAACTATTTCTTGATTTAGATATAGTTATTCAGCGCAATATCGATTGCATCGTAGACCATAACCCAGAAGATGGTTTAACATTTGTTCGCACTCACTGGCACAACCTAGAGAAAATGAAAGAAGATACGAAGGATACTCCTCGTATGTATACAGACCTAAATTCAAGCGTGTTAAGATGGAATGATAACTTAGATGTCGATAGAATAACCAAATTCGTCAGAGATTATCCTGACCAAATGTTTTATTATTATCGGGGCCTTGATAATCTTTTCGGTCACCAGAGAGAACGCCTTTTAAATATTGATTTTTTCCCAGATGGTTGGGTTTATAGTTATAACTATGGATACATGTGGCCAATCGATACTAGAGAACATGTTCTAAGACCTGAACCACTTATTTGTTTATTCGATTCAATGGAAAGACCACAAGATGTTAAATTATAATTACTTAAATAACTATCGTTACTGGGGTGAAGGATTAGAAAAGATCAATCACGAACTGCCATGGAAACATGAAGACTTTCGTAAGTCTTTAAATGCGAATACCATGGATGCTGCTATTTGGTTAGTCGAAGAACTATTGAAAGTGAAAGATCTTCCAAAAGAACTTAACATTACAATTCTAAATTCTTGGTTAGGGTTTCCTCTGGTACCATTACTTTGTGAAAATTTAAATGTCAAAAAAATCAATTTGATCGATATTGATAAAGATGCATTAGAATTATCAAAGGTGTTCAATCGTTACTATAGTGATAACGGTGTAGAATTGGACCACATCAATTGGGATGTTCCTTTTGCATATCACGATATTAACGCAATAAATACTGATATAATTGTTTCTATTGGTTGTGAGACTATGTATCCATTGAAAAATTTAACTACTGCAAATAAAGATTGTATCTTTGCTTGTCAGTCATCTAATGTTTTTAAAGAGATGTATGGCATTAATTGTGTCCCAACAATTGAAGAGCATGTTGAGAATGTTGGAATTACTGATGTTTTCTACGAGGGAAAGATTGAACAGTCTTATTGGTCATGGGATGGTAAAGTAGATTTCGATAGATTTATGGTTATAGGAAGGAAGTAATATGGGAAGAGCCAGAGTTGTTGCACCACCACCCGAGGATTATATCCCAGAACCTTTAGTATCACTTCCACCAGAGCCAGTTGAAGTAGTTGTAGAAGAGTGGGTTGACGGAAACTTCCAAGAAGAAATTATTGAAGTTGAGATTAATGAACCCTCTCAAGAAGAACTTGATAGAGAAAAAATCGCGCAAGAAAAACATGAAGAATTGCAGAGACAGAAACTTGCCGTAGTAGAAGATGCGAGAGTAGCGGAAGAAACAATCGCACGAGCAAAAGAGATTATAGAAAACCCTCCTGTGAAAATTGAGACTGTAGTTGAAACAGTTATAGAAACCGTTCATATTACAGACCCAAAATTGGTAGAAGAATTACAAGTTCTTAAAGCAGCAAATGAAAAACTTATCGAAGAAAAAGATGCGGTAGAAAAGGCAAGAGAAGACCAGATTGTAAAAATGCGCCAACAAGCAACAGACAAGCAAGTCAGTCAGTTGAATATGGTGCAGGCAAGAAAACCTACTTTACTTAGTAAAGTAAAAGATTTCTTTCGACGCAGAAGAATCAAACTTGCTACCGTTTCTCAGGCGAACTACGAACAGGCAATTATCTACCAAGCATCTGTTGCTGTTCCAAAGATGCTAGACGAAATTGAAAAGATGCATGAAAGTTTGACTATCTTAGAAGAACTTCTAGCGAAAAACAAAGAACGTCAAAAGATTAAAGTTCGGTGAAATCTACACCCGTAATATCTTCAACCATTGATTTCCAGAGGTCCTCATGAGGAACGACATAACCGAGAGTGAGGCGCTTGCTGCGGCTACCAGCACAGTGATAGAAGACCTTATCGGCCTCGCTACGCCTACCGAAGTAGCCGACCTTGACCGACCATCCCTTGGGGTCCCAAAGAGTGACCATTTCTTTTGTTATTGGATCTAGATATCTAAAGTAGCCGCCATTCTCTTCTGTATTATAAGAAAGAAGAATGTTGTGGCCGCTTGCATTCCAGTTTGTGTGCCAGCCCATAAATCCATTTTCTGGATAATAAACATGAACCGCATTGTTCTTAGCGCCAAGAAACGAAATTAATTCACGATTGAGTTTCTGTTGCTTTTCGCGGTGAGTGGTAGGAACAGTATCTACCATTCCGATATCACAACAGAAAGCAGTTTCTGGATAGCCTTCATGCTCTCCATCTTTGCTGACAATTTCATTCATATACTTTTCAGAAGTGCCGGTGTCGATATCAAATTGTCGGCGTCTATCCGGCTCTCTCAATTTGTCATGGTCGGTTTGTGAGAAGAACCAATCCGTATATGGTGTAAGGATTTCCAGAAGTTCTGGATTTATGTTACTGGAAACTTTCATTATTTGTCTCTAACCCACGGTGGTAATGTATAGTGATAGATGACAATCTCTTGTCCCTGTAATTCTTCTTCTTTGTATCCAATTACAAAATTCCATCTTGCATCAGGATCTGGAAACCTGCCCGTTCTAACACCAGTATTTCCATATGTCAATAGGCGCCACATTGTAAATGTGTCCCACTGCATTGCATCTGCTGGATAATGTTGCCGGTCGTAGCCGGGTTCATTCTGACTACAATATTCTCCCCACCAAGAACTCATTAGTTTCAGTGTCTGTATATTATTACGGTATACAAAAAGACCACAATGCTCGGTCATTTCTTCAGTCTCAGATAACTTTGTAAGAGCCGCGTTATATGGCCGATTTGCAGTAAACAAAACGTCTACATCATCTGGAATCTGATTAAAGATTTTTTGAATGTCTTCGTGCCGAACTTCTGTATCACAGTCCATATAAACTGTCAAGTCATAAGGTGTTTTATCTAAAGCCCACAGCTTGGCTCTCTTATGATATGGAACATCATCTGTAATGACATTTTCAAAGATGTCATAGTCTTCTGGTTCCACCCATTCTGCATGAGTGAATAAAGTAATCTTTGCTTCTGGCCAATAGTCTAGAAGAGACAACGCCGAATTCTTAGCAGCGCGGTAGTAGCCTCTGCGTAAAGATGCTACGTAAACAAAACCATTATTTTCCATCGCTCAATGCTTCTTCTGACTGAATCAACATAACGGTATAAGCCATAACTTCAAGCGCAGACTTTGATCTGCGTATCTTGGTCTTTAATGGCTTGTTGGTAGAATTCTTGATAGTAGCAATTTCAAATGCTTCTAGTTTAGCCTCAAAAAGAGCCTCATCTTTGCGGCGTTGTTGATCTACCTTAGAGCGTTCCATGCGCTGGCGAACTTCTTCGGAGCGGCGCTCTTCTCTGCGACGAGTGTTCTCATCAATCTGTTCTTCGGTGAACTTTTCCATAATAGCAATGTAATCTGGATTATTGCCCTCACCCGACACGGATGCGGGCAATCTCTTACCATCTGGATAGATGATAATAACCATTACTTGCTTTAGTTCTTTATTTAACCAAAAGGGTTCGTCGTAGTCTTTAGTTTCCACTACTTCACCCGACGGTATAATTACCGTATCTTCATCCACAATCATTCAACTCTCCATAAAAAGAAATAATATAAAGTATATAGTATAGTTTAAGCGGTACGAATCCAAAGAGATACTGTTGATACTGTATCTTTAGTTGCTTGAATTGTATCGCCTGCATATGTGCCAGAATATGTTCCAGTATAAGTTCTGCTACCAGCATATGCACCGGTGTATGTTCTTGAACCGGCAAAACTATTTGCATACGTACCAGAGTAAGTTCTGGAGCCAGAATAGTTCGCAGAATATGTTCTGTCACCAGCAAATGCGCCAGCAAAGTTTGTCGCCGCCGAAACATAGCCCGCGTTAGCATATGTTCTAGTACCAGCAAACGTGCCGCCAACGAAACCACCAAAAAAGCGAGTATAGCTGGCTGAATATGTTCGTGATCCCGCAAACGGTCTAGTGCCAGAGAAGTTAGTCACGTAAGAACCCGTATATGTTCTAGTTCCGGAATACGTTGTGCTGTAAGTTCTGGTACCAGAAAAAGTATTTGTGTATCCCGCTGGTGTATACGTTCTAGTCCCAGCATATCCTACGTTAGAATATGTTCTAGTACCACCATAGTCGCCGGTATAGTTTGCAGATGCGACTTGCTCACGGGTATCAGAAGCTGAACCCATGCTAACCCAAGTACCAGGAGATGGCGATGATGCTTGGATCTTATATGTACCAACACTGGTGCTGATAATACGATTTCTGAAATAAGGAATCATTTCCTGAATTTCAGTATCGGTCATTTGCTTTACGTTATTGCCGCTGTATGTCTTTAGTGGGCGAAGATCGGCATCAGGCGATGTTGTGGCCGCAGTCTTCTGCCAAATATAATAAGTTGTGTTGCCACCATTTGCAACATCGGTAATGGTGTATCGTGAGGTCCATGTACCGCCACTTGGCGCCGAACCAGCAAGACGATACTGACCTGCAGTATACTCTGATTCAGTAACCATTGCTGTTACCGCTTGGTCAATAATATCATTGCGGATCTGAGCATCTGTCATTTGCTGAATTGCAGCGTCATATTGCAGCGGACGATTTGTTATTGTACCTGCATCTTCAGCAGTAATTTGCTTTGCATAATACGTTACAGTGGTTATAGCACCAGTAGCAGGGTGTGTGCCAGTCGCTTCGTCCCGATCTGTATCAACAAATGTGCCGATTGCGGTACCAGAAAGTGCGTTTGCTGTATCAATATTGAGGTCGGCGGTGTTAGAACCATTACCTACTGCACCGGCAAATCCTACTGTGATCTTATTAGCAATATAATTTTTAACTTCCGCATTTGACATGGTTTGCAAACCCTGAAAGTTTGCAGAAGTAATCGGTGTAGTAGATGCTTTGAGCTTTAAAGGGTTCATTTTCTATAACCTTAATTTAGTCTTGTGCCGCTTGAATTAAATACCAACAGAGGTGTCAGTGAATACCAATCTGTAGCATCCTTAGCAACAAAAGTAGCAGATGAACCAGCAGCTACCGTGATAGCAACGTTAACCGTTCCACCGTTAATCTTGTCTGATACGTTTGGATAAACTAGAAGATTTGTTGCAGTAGTATTAACAACTGTATAAGTCAACGAGGCTTCGGCTGTTGGAAGTTTAACACCTGCTCCAGAACCCACTGTAGTGATAATATTATAAACATCCGAAAGTTCTGTTGCACCAGACTGGTTTGTTCCTGCCGCAGAAACAGTAGCCGAGATGGAAGGCTTTAGGTCGCCCGTTAGAGTAAGATTACCAAACGTAGGATTGTCACCCGATTGATACTTATCAGTATTAAGATTGTTGAAGTTATTATCAACTTCGGTATTTGTAAGAGGTGACCCCTTTACGGATCTAAGTATAACTGTGGCCATATCTATCTACCTTGGTTCTGTAAGACTTGTTGCAACAACAATTTGATATCTAACATCTCTTGTTTGACACTATTTATATCATTTTCAAATTGTCGAAGCTGGTTTGTTTGTTCTCTTTCTTTGTTTTTTCTAGCTTTGTATGCTGATAATCCAGCAACATCGGTAGAAATAATGGCTTTTGAATGACCATCTCTAACATATTTAGTTGTGTCGTCCAGATGATATCTTTGCTGCATATTATACCTGAAGAGCTATTGCGCGAAGTTCGCGGCATTTTGGAACAACACTAGTTTTGTCCGAAAGAAGAACTACCTTAACTGCAAAAGTTTTGTAGCCAGTATAAGTCACACCGTCAGTTGTATATTCCAATACACCATCACCATTCAATTCCGTTGATGGAATATCATATGTATACTCAACAAAACTGGAAGAAGTAACTGTGGGTGGAGTAGTTGTTAATTCAATCCACTCTTTTTCTTCAAACGGGGCTGGGTCACTTTGATGTAGGAATCTGCCATATACCTTTACGTCTGTTCCATTTGGAACATACTGACTTAGATATACTCTAAGGTCTTCTGCTTCCTGTCCATCATCTAGAACAACTTGACGAGAAACATATTTCGATCTCGCATCACCGATACCAAATTCTTCATCGGCCGCATCATTATTAACATCGTTTGCGATTGCAATCATAGAACATTTTCTAAGATCAATAACAGGCGAAACAGTAGACGTTTGGGATCTCATACCAAGTTGAATTTTAAACGACTTGTCTCCATCGAGATCGTTTTGCTCATTTGAATATGAACGAATAGCAGCATCGATGGTCAATTCCGTCGTTTTATCTGGCACAAAATTCTCATATGTTGTCGATGCTTCTGTTTCGGAACCAGTATTTGTCGTGGCAGAATATGAAAAAATGAGTTGGCATGGAGTATGATCCATATATGCAAGATTGGCACCCAATGCATTCAACACTTTATCTTCAAGTTCTGCTATTAGAGCATGAGAAGAGCCGTTGCCTACTCGGTCGTTTACAGCGAAGTTTCCGCTCTCAACATAGATCTTAGCAACGTTGTATAGAGTATCGTAAGTATGAGCAAAGCCGGAATTGAGAGTAGCACCGATATTTGCATTCGATCCACCAGTCATAGTCAAAGTTGGATTGCTGGTGTATCCAGCGCCGGGATTTGTCACTGCTACATTAGTCACTGCGCCACCGGTAACAGTAACTGCAACCGTAGCATTCGTTCCGCCCGTGGCTATTCCACCACTTAATGTGCGGGCGACAACTGTTGCAACTGTGTATGTTAGACCTGTTAGCGTGCCAGCAGTAGTTACAATTGCAACATCAGCTTGAGTTGTTAGTGTGAATCCAGTAACAGCGCCAACCGAACCTGTAACAGCAGAAACCTTATAGACAGTTCCTGTGGCATACCCAGATATTGTAGCAGTACCACCCAGAGTACCAGTGATAGTTATAAGATCACCAACAACAAGTTTCGAAGCACCGCAAGTAAACTGGCCTGCAGTTCCAGAAACAGCCACAGTAGCAACAAGGGCACTACCATAACCAGTGCCTGCGTTGATTATATTAAACGAGAATCCATGAATTTTATCACCAGGAGAAAATTCAGAACTTGAGAAAGAATCAAATTTTGCGTAATCGATATCATGTGTATTCAGTGCGACCGTACCAGTTGTGTCGATTTCAAAGTTTGCTCTCTGTAAACTAAACTTAATATCTTCTGCCTGCCATGCGGTCCAAGTTCTGTTGTTCGCAGATGTGAATAAAACACCGACATTAGGCTGTTCTGAAATACGAGTTGTTGTGTTGAGTTGGTCTTCGCCCAATTCAGACACCCAAATTTCATAGTTAGGGTCATTACCCGCAGGAAGAAGAACAAAACAATATTCAGTATTGTTTTGCAAGAATACTGGCGACGGGAAAGTAAACTTAGTTGACGTAGCACCATTTTCGGCATCGATGTTTACCTGACCAGGAGATAGTGTTACTTCACCAAAAGGAATTACTCTATCACCCGGATAACCATTTATGACTTCGCGGAGTTGCATCGTGATAGGATTTGTCAAAGATTTTTTCTTAAAGAAAACATCCAGTGAGGTCACATAACATCCAAACGGCACTTCCGAAACTATAAACGTCTGAGCGATTGGATCCATTCTCCAGCGCATAAAGTCTGTTGGGAATATAAAGTCATCAAATACGACTTCTGCTGCCGGCTGAACAATCGGCGAAGGGTCAGGAGCAGTTGGCGGAGTGACATTAGTTACCTCAGTGACGTTATTAGTTACCTGAGTGATATTCGTATTATTTACTTCCTGAGTTACCTGAGTAACTTCTGTAACATTTGTGGTGTTATTAATTGTTGTAAATGTATTATTTACAACTGTTGTTTGAACAACACCCACTGCTCTTTCACCAAGACGATTTACCGTGGTATTGCTATCAGAAACCGATCTACTATCTGAGAGATTCACTGCTGCCACGTTGGCAACTCTTGTCGAGATTACAGTATCTTGGACACTTTGTGATAAACCATTTGCAGAGAATGTCATTGATGCAGAGGTAGTAATAAACTTAGCTCTATTTTTAGAATCATCTGCAAGTCTGAATAGCTTTTCTCCAACACGGAAAGTACCAGCAGGAATTCTGAATTGACCAAAGCATTCACCCGATGCATTCGTGATTAGCGGATCGCCATAATCACCAGTTGCTAGGGATGAGTTTTGAACAGAATTTGTTGTGCCACTAACAATACCAGACAGTGGACGACAATGATCCTCAACAGTAGCGCCATCAAAGAATGGATAAACACGAGAAAGCGGCTTCATTCTCGTTGCTTTAAACGTTACTATAATAGAACGCATAAACGGAATAATAGAAGTATTTGTTACTCTAGGACCAATTCTCTGAGTTTGCGTTTCCGGTGTTACCGAGAGTTGGACGCCTTGGCGAGTTTGTCTTTGTTCTGTTGTAGTCGTTACAATAGCAATATCTTCTTGGAAAAGAGTATCGCCTCGTATTGCAGTGTTACCTGCCGCAGCCTGTGTATTTGTAGAAACTCTACCAGTTCCGGTATCTTGCCAATCTTCCCACTGGGTACCCCATGCATCGGCAAGAGTTTCCCATGCATCATAGTTACCATCAAAGTTAGCAGAAATATCAGGAAGTGTTGCGGTATCGGTCCAGTTATCGACTGGTGGGTCAAGTTCCATATCACCGATATATGTGAACAGAAGTTCACCGGTGCAATTACGGAACTTAGATGCTTGCAACTGGCTTATCATCGTATATTCTACATACGGCAGTGTCAGTAGATCACCAGTTTTTGTAATGTTAGTGGAGTTTGTTGAATCGTATTGTAGATCCACATTTTCCATAAAGAAAAATGGACGCATTTCTTTTGCGGTAGGATCGATAGCAATATGGTATTCATTACTTAAAACATTACCAACATTATGACCAGTGAAAGCATCCACAAGAATACCATTCTTGAAGCGGTCTAAGCCATTGGTATCTGTAATGCTTAAATCACTGGCAGATTTTTCCAGTAGATTTAGAGATGTATAATATTCAAGTCGATTTAGTCGCTGTTCTAATTGGCCGATATCCCGCATTGTATAGCGACGATTATCAATCGATTTATACTTAACGCCATAGTCGGTTCTACTCACCGACTTAGCAACGCTGGGTGCCAGCGAAGGATATGGAGGAATATCCACAATCGCAATAGACAGAGAATTCTCTGGTTCTATCGGTTCAACGGGAGATAAGGAAGAGACACCATATACAGAGGAGAATACACCCTCGTCGTCCATAACAATTCTATCTTTACGTCCTAGATAATACTCAATGTCTGTAGTAAATTGTTCTGTCGGGAAAGGCGTAATAATTGCAAGACCAGTAGGACCACTTGGTGAAGAACCTACTGCAGGATTAACTGTCGCTGAGCCAGGACTTGTAGTGAATGTAATAGTATCATCCCAGCGAGGACGAAAATCTAGTGTGTCGCGAAGATCATATGTGACCCCGGAGGTTGTAGAGGTATAAATTGGAATTTGTTCTGTGCGAATTTTACCCGCAGGTGTCGTTTCGTCATCTACAGGATATGAATCAACAGTGTAGAAGTTGTATACAGTAGATGGAGAACCGCCATGAGTAAAGTAGTCAAATGTCACAACCAACTTTTTGTCTGTTAGCGTAAGACTTGTACCCGGCTTTTTTACAATTCTGGCGTTTGCGTAGAAGCCGTCTCGTTGACCAGTATCGAAGTTGAACAGCGAAGTTACATCTGTTCCGTCTGCCTGAATATCTGCCGCGGTCTCATCGAAATCACCAATCTTTACCGTGCGAAGTTTGTAACCATCAGACGCACCCAAATTATATGTGCCTGTAGTGTTGCCACTATCTTCGGTATCCAGAACAACTACTGCGCTTTCTTTAAGTTCCTTAGTTACTTTATTTGCGTTAGCAACTTGTACCTTACAGTGAACGCGAATGTTTGTGGCCGCGCTGATTGCTCCAGGGAAAGTTACTGTAATCTGTGTTCCGGTATTAGTTACAGTTACACTAGCAGTAGATTGTAGATTTAATACTGAACCTATTTCATATGCCACACTATTAATAGTGCAAGCGGCTTTTGTGGTAACAATAATATTATCAAGAATTTCTGTGTTAGTCAGTGTTCCAACTGTAAACGGAAAACTCTCGGGTGAACTTACCGAGAATGTAATAGTGTTGCTGCTATCAATAGTGTCATCAAACTGTTTGTTGTAGACAAAACTATTGTCAACCGAAACAGGATTTGTAGTCTTTAATGCTCTAGCAGGAAACTTGAAAAGAAGGCTGTTGAACTTACTCTCGTATAGGTATGCTTTACTATCTACCAGAACAACGTTTGCATGGCCGTCGGCGGTTGTATCGTAGTAAACGCCCGCAACATCTTCAAAGTTATATGAAGATGTCATTTGAATGTCGTAGAGATACATACGGAATTGCGTATTATATGCGCCAGGTGTACCAGTCTCGTGAACGATATGACGAACTCTAGCTGTGCCGATTTGTGATCCTGGTGCCGCCGTGGCAGATTGTGTGCCACCCGTTGGAGAGCCGGATGTGCCAATCGCATTCGCGGCGGTGTCACGAAGAGACACTGTATCCCCGGCTGCAATATCCCAGTTACCGCAGAAGTTGTCAACTAGAATATAGCTACCAAATGCAGTAGAGATAGGAACTTCATTTACAACCTTAGTTGTATTTCCTTTTGGAACAACTATATATTCTGTTTGTCTGGTTTCGTATGCATAACCGCGAACATATGCTTTACCGGCTTCGATACCAATTGCTAAAAGCGTCTCATCACCGCCCGCTGCGGGGGTGGTCGCATTGTATGGTATTAGACCATTATTAGTTCCTGTGTCAAGGTGTTCTTTGATTAAAATAGGAAACGCTTTTACAGTATAGTTGCCCGATTCATCGAAAGTGCGTTTTGCAAGATTGCGACCAAGGTCTGCATAAATGCGGTCTTCGCTCACAACATTTTGTAACTTACCACCAACAATTGATATATACTCTGAGAAACCGTCGTCTGGCGTGGCATCTAGCGCATATTTTGCAAGAGATGCTGTTGTTACATATCTATCGGCACCAGGCGCTGCATAGTTAAATGTACCCTGTGCAGGATCCAAAAGATCGGGGTCAGTTTCATGTGTAACAATACTTTCTACAATCTCGAACCCAACTCTAAAGTAAGGGTATGAATTATATTTTAGTAGTTCGAGAGTAGTTTTAGTAAAAGGAAGAAACTTACCATCTAGAAAAATAATACCATCATCTAGAGTTACGAATGACCCTCTACCATAATAATAATTACCTTCTTCGAAAGTATCATCAACTACAAAAGTATCAGTAACTTGATCGCCGGTTTCAGATTCTATTACACGAATTGTTTCACCTGGAGAAAAGTGAACTGCGTCCGTCGATCCATCGCCCGTAAGATATCTCAAATAAAGTGTGTTAAGATCAGGTGAGTCAGCTTCCGAGCCGCCGCTGGCATAAATAATTTCTGCTTGTATCGAAGATGTTAAGCCAATTACTTTAGCCCCAACATAATCTTCAATATTTTCAATCAAAAATCCAGAAGCATCTTCGTCAAGGACTTTAATGAAGTCTCTTGCGGTATCCAGTTTGAACTCACAACCAGCAACTACCGAACCATTTTTAAAAACATGGCTGCCGAATTTTCCAACCTGATCTTGAAGAATGGTTTGAAGTTGTGTTAGTTCTCTTGCCTGAACAGCATAACCCGGCTTGAACAGAATTCTATTATAGTTTTTTGCAATCGCACCTTTCGACGGGTCCAACGGGACATAAGAATCGTCAAAATACGGGGGTACATTTAAGTCCAAGGCCATGTGTAACTTCTCTCTTAAAAGTTAATAACTGTTCTAATCTTTTCTACTTGATCTGCTTGTCTATTAATGGGCAGGCGATTTTCTATATAAAGAATTTCGCCTGTAGTATTAATAACATCTGGACTAGTTAGACTATTTATAGTCAATCCAGTAACGCTCGTTCTATTATTTGTCAAAATA